GTTTTCAGCTTGGCTTTGCTCAAGACATTTATTCCCGACTTGGTAGTACATCTTAATTACCTATTAGCGCAACAAGCGTTTGACAATGGCAATTACGAACAAAGCGGCAAATACGCCGACTACCAGCCATCCTGCTTCAAGGCCGTCAGTTTTTGCGGCTTCAATGGATGATTTTGCACCTTCATCAAGAGCGGCATAGGCTTGTGTAGCCAAAGCCAGGGGAGCAGCGGCAACAACGGCCAGTTTTGCGCCGTATTTACGGCAGGCATTCATAATTTTCATAATGTTTTTCCTTTTAAAAGTGTTTGGCGGAAATGATGATGTTTTTTCCAGCGACCGCCGAACGCTGAAAATCAGTCTTTCAAAAATCCGAATACGACAAATTCGTATTGGTTGCCGATTTCTTCCAAGCCTGCGTTAATCGCTTCTTCGAAGTCGTAGAAATAATCAGCATTGGTTATTAATTTGGTATGTCCGATATCGCCCGTTTCAGGGGAGAGATACAGAAAGTCCCCTGTTGATACGGACTGGACAACATAGACTTTCTGCATTCAATCAGCCTTTCTTAACGGGTTGGAAACCGATTACTTTCAGTTTTTGAGTCTTGCCCGTAGTGACGATTTCTACGTTGAGGTTTGCTTCGATCGGAAATTGGGCGTTTCTGAACTGCTCGAAGTTGGCAGAGCCGCCAAAATCGTATTCAGTGGTAGAGCTGCCCAGTGCGTTGCCTTGAGAGCTGTCTAAGGGTGTGGCGACAATCAGGCGGCAATAGTCGAAGTTCTTGCCTTCGATTTGTCCGTTGAATTTTTTAACGCCGACGATGTGGCCTTGAAGTTGGATGTTCATTTTTAATTTCCTTTTGTGATACGTCTTTGCGGGCAGACGATTTAAGCCCATGAAATCGGTAATCTTGCAAAATTTTCGTAAATGAAGTTGTTATAGCTTTCTTCATCATTGACTTGTTTTTGCTGTTCAAGCTGCTTTTCCAAACTTACGTAATATTCGTACATGTCGTAAGGGTCTTTATACGGTTTGAATGCTGGCTGATTATGAATGGCTTGTGCTTTCAAAAACGCGCAGTCATATGCTTCGGGAGCTAAAGACTTGGGCAACTTGTGATGATTCGGCTCAATCAGTTCAAACAGTTTGGCTTTGTCCAATTCGGGAAAGATGAATTTCAGACCGTTGGCCGCACGTCCAAACTGTTTCTTAACCCATTCAAGATAACGGTCAGCTGAAATGACTTTGTCTTCTTTAACCGCATGTATGCGCGTTGCCTTTTGAGCGAAGCGTTCGCAAATCGGATATGCGCCGCCGAAATATTCGCCCGGATTCTGTAAAACTTCGAAAGGGATAACGATGTCTTTTGCTTTGAATTCAATTTCAAAGCGCGTCCATGTACTTGTTTTATCGCCCAACTGCTTGCCTTTTTCATAGACGCGGACGTATTTGGACGATTCACGTGAGCCGATACCGTAAGTCTTGCCTTTTGTCATTTTGGATTCATCGTCTTCTTCCCAGTCAGATCCCAAACATTCGCCTTTGGGTTTGACATGATGGCAGGTAAACAGACCTTTATTGCGGTCTTCACGGGCTTGGTTCGGGCTGTATTCGCCGTTGAAAAAGTCTTTGGCTACGTCAACGCGGGTAATTTTTGGGCGTATTGCGTTAGTCAGAAATGCGAAAAGTCGGGATTCCCAGCCTTCTTTTGCGACGCCGCAACCTGTGCCGGTCAGTTCGAAAAGAATGGTATTTTGTTGGCCGCCAAAATGGACGCGACCGTACAGGGCGTCTTCTGAACCCATCAACCAGCAACGCTCATAAAAACGACCGCCCGAGCCTTTGGACTCTTTGTAGATGCCGAAACCGAAAACTTCTTCAGCAAGCATGGATGCGGCACGGATGAAATCTTCATCTTCCAAAAGGCTTACACGGACACCGTATTTGTCGAAAAAGGTTTTTTCATGAAATGAAAAGCTGATTTGGTCTATAAAGGCGGAATCGGATACACCGCGACGGAGCGGAACACCTAACAGGTTGCCTTTGCCGTCCAAGATGTAGGTTTCGTAACATTCAAAGGATTCTTGGAATGCTCCGGCGTCTTCTGATTCTGTACCCCCCCTGTTAGATGAGGGGGGCGCCATGGGCGCGCGTGAATCCGCCTTTGGCGTGTCGCTTACGCTGCCACCGCCAAAGGCGGCTATACGCGCTTTTGTATTCAGTTCCTTTTTCATTGGAGATGCTCCTTATTCATGATTCCACTTACATATAAACGACCATATTCGTTAGCGGCGTTTTGTGCATGAAAAAGGTGATCTGGAGAAGAAATAGGGAAATTGATGGTTTTAAGACATTGTGTGCGGTCTTCATCATCTTTGAAGATGCGCACAATAAAAGATTTTGGGAATGTTGGAGGTTCTAGGTTGACTGTGTAGAAGACGATGCACATAAAAAAGCCCCTTTGTTAAAGGGGCTTTAGTTATGTTAAAAATGCCCCTGTGATAGGGCGCAATATATAAGGCCGTCTGAAACCTGATTTCCAGATTTCAGACGGCCT